GAAAATAAAAAGGAGGAAAAGAAAAATGGCTGACGTAAGAAAACTTGCACCGTTTATCCTGAAGTGGGAAGGCGGTTTTGTAAATGACCCGGACGATTTAGGAGGGGCTACCAATATGGGTGTGACCATTGGAGCTTATGAAACGTATTGCCGAAAGAAAGGCTATCCCAAGCCTACGGTTGAAAGATTGAAAAACATCACGAAAGAGGAATGGACGGAGATTTTGAAAGCCATGTATTGGGACAGGTGGAAAGCTGACGAAATTAAATCCCAATCCATAGCTGATATCCTTGTCGATTGGGTCTGGGCAAGCGGAGTGCACGGTATCAAAATACCGCAGGATTTGGTTGGTGTGATTCCTGATGGCATTGTCGGGCCTAAGACACTCGCTGCAGTAAATTCCCATAATCCACGTGAATTGTTTGATCAGATCAAGATTGCACGGTTTGATTTCATTGAGGATATATGCCGGAAACGCCCAGCAAATAACAAGTTCAAACGTGGTTGGATGAACCGTATCAACGATATAAAATTTGAGGGATGAGACAAAGGATCTATATATGGATTGCAGTAGCGATAGCATTGCTATTGGTACTTATTTAAATACAATAATATGAAATGGCTTCCTTATATATTAATAATTGTACTCGCTTTCGGTTTAGGATGGTTTGTAAAGCCATCCCCCGAAGCAGTTATAGAGGCAAGAGTAGATACGGTATTCAGCACAAGTATTATTGTAAAGAGAGATACTGTAAAATATTATCTTCCTTCCCCAATACTATGTTGGCATGATGGTGATACAATCCATGTAGGAGACACAATTCTTCCTGTTGAGCAGAAGATATACAGAGATAGTGATTACATCGCTTATGTGAGTGGTTACAGATCTAACCTAGATAGTATCTATGTTTGTTCCAAAACACTGACAGTAACGAATGACATCTATCACACGGTTAAGATAAAACCTAAAAGATGGGGACTGGGGATAACTGCCGGTTATGGATTTGGTAAGGATGGTTTTTCTCCTGCGGTTGTCGCAGGAATAAGTTATAGAATATGGTAATCAACAGAAAGGAGGTAGATATGTGGCCTAACTTTTTTACAGGATTTCCGTTCCCGTTTCCCTCCCTTGGCAGAGTGAATTACAACACTCTTCCTACGGTGGCTGTAACAGTCGGTACTGAGAATGTGACTTTGGAGCTTCCTAACCATGCGTTCCGCAACAGGGATTATGTCGGAGGGTTCTATGTCAATCTTCGTCAGGCGATCCCTGCCGGTACGACTGCAACCCTTCCGATACTGATAGGGACTAACGGGGATACAAGACCGTTAATGGCTTATAACAATGAGCCTGTGACTGTTGCAAACTTGGCTGGAACCGGTATCTATGAGATTCACTACAACAAGTATACCAATGAATTGTATCTTGTTAATGGAGGATACAGACCGACAACGGCGCCGGCTTCTACAGCAGAGACCGCTTCTTTACGGAGCAAGTAATAATTAACATGGAGTTTTGTGGTGGTTTCCCAAATGGGAATAGCCACACTCCTTTAAAATCAAACCAATATGTTTCAATCACTTCGTACCAATAACCAGTTATATATACTTCATAAGGATGCTAACCCGTTTATCGAATACGGCCCGGTAGTCAGCGTTTCCGCTCCCAAGCCGAAATATCCTATGGCATCCCCTATGGGACAGTTGCCCCAAATGGAAATGGTTGTGGATGTTGTTGTCTGTATCAACGGGCAGAACACGACTTTCCAAAATCTTCCTGCCGGCATGGATATAGCCGACTTCGGACAGAACGGCAATATCGTAGTGTCATGCTCACGTGATGCGATGAATAACGAGGTCGCTTCTATGAAACAGAAAAGCATAGACATCATCAACAGCATGGATTTTCACAATTCCGTCATTGCAGGGTGTGACAAGATGCTTACGCTCTTGAACCCTGAATTTGCCGAGAAACAACGTCAGGAGCAGGAAATATCCTCTCTGAAAGGGCAAATGGCGGAAATGAGCAAGAACATGTCTGACCTTATGGAATTGAACAAACGGCTTATGGAACAGCTCGGAGTAGTTGAAACATCCAAAACAAAGAAATGATTATGGGAATGTGGGAAATATTAGAAGAAGGGCGTGACGATTACGGACGCGGCTTCGGTATGAGAGGTGACGAGGTGGAAGAAGCCTACAAGGAAGGCTGCCGCCACGGTTACGAAAAGGCCATGAGAGAGATTCATGGAGACATGGGCTTCCGTGATGGCGGAAGAAATTATTCAGGATCAGGTATGGGAGAACGCAGATATCCCGGCTATTTCCCTGAATATCCCCGTATGGATGACATGGGAGAACGCAGACGCAGACGCGCCAACGGTGAGTTTTATTAATGGTGGAGGGGTGGAATGCCCCTCTTTTTAAACAAAGGTTATGGAACAGAGATTGGATACATACAGCAGATTCCCATCTGGCATGAGGGAATATCTGGAAGCATACGGCTTTCATTTCAGCAAGAAACTTTATGAATGGGCCGTCTCAAAAATGAAAGTGAAAGACGAAACCACGGGTAAAGAAAAAAAGTTGGAGCCGTGGAGCAAAGATGAAGTGGACGATATGCTGAAAGCGAACGGAATTACCATCGAGCACGACAAGGGTTATGACGTTGCTTATGTCGCAAACATGCTGAAAGCGGATTTCTATAAAAAATCATTGGTTGACGAGGCACATTTGTGCAAGCATATAAAGTGCTACCTTGATGATATTGATGGCGATCCTTGCAGGGCGTTTGACGAGTTCTTTGCCACCTGTATAGGTAAAGGGATTCCTGTAATCTGGTCGGATGTGATATGATTGTTCAGGAGTTCTACATACCAAAATATGGGGACTGGCACGTCAAAGTGTATTATGCGGTACACACCTATTGGGCGGATCGGATCATTATGGACCTGTACCGTATAGGATGCAGGGGGGATTCCCTCAAGCGTGCGTATCGCAATCTGACTGAAGGCAGAATGAATACCGGTCTAACCTATTCGGACTACAGGAGAAGAGAAACAGTAATGGTTATCTCACTAACCTCCACTCCCGAAGAGTTTCAAAATTCGTGGGACCACGAAAAAGGTCATTTGTGCCGGCATATCTCCAAGGCTTTCGGGATTGATCCTTATGGAGAGGAAGCGCAGTATCTTAGCGGATATGTGGGGCAGAAGATGTTCCCTGTTGCCAAGAAGTTCTTATGTGAACATTGCAGGAAGGGACTGGAAAAATAATAATCGAACAGAAGCGTTCTTTGACTTGTTGGAATTACCGTTTTTACAAAATAGTCGTGAAATTATATACATAAATCCAATAAAATTACATATCTTAATTATAGATATATTGGAATAACAAATACTTTATTCTATCTTTGAGCCGAATTTTAAATTATAGATGGAAATGGAACAAGAAAACAACAATGCGATTCTTTCTTTTGAAGACTTTAAAAACCAAAACGGCATCGTTTATTGGTGGGCCTCAGAAGTAATGGTTATGCTTGGATATAATGATATGAAAGCATTTTGTAAAGTTCTTGACCGCGCAACAAAGGCTTTTGTTTCGCTCAACATTCCTCATTATGAAAATATAATAGCTGTGAAACGCAATAATAATGGTGTTGAGTTCCAAGACTTCAAACTTACACGTTTTGCGTGTTATCTTGCTGCTATGAATGGCGATCCAAAGAAGCCAGAAGTAGCATTGGCGCAAGCTTATTTCGCACAGCAAACACGAAAATTTGAATTATACATTGAAAACAATCAGGAAATAGACCGCGTGCTAATACGTGAAGAACTTGCAGATGGAAACAAATCTCTCGCTTCAACAGCAAAAGCCGCAAATGTTACTGATTATGCAAAGTTTCAAAATGCAGGTTATCTGGGTATGTATAATATGGAATCGTGGAAGCTTGAAAAGAAACGTGGCGTTAAAAAAGGAAAGCTGTTTGACAGAATGAGCCGTACCGAACTTGCTGCCAATCTATTCCGTGTTACCCAAACCGAAGAGCTTATAAAGAGTAAACAAATATCTGGACAAGCTAATTTAGAACAAACACACTATACTGTTGGAAGACAAGTCCGAAATATAGTAGAACAAAATACCGGGCGCAAACCTGAACAGTTGCCACAAGAAAAAGAATTGCCTATAATTAAAAAAGCTCTTAAAATGACAGCAAAGGAAATGAAAAAGATTGATAAATAATTTTTTCGAATTGTAGTTTTGTTCTGCAATCTAAAGGTGCAAAAAAAGATAACCCCCATACATCTACACTAGTGAGCTACGGTCAACGTAGCCTTTCAATGTATCAAGGGCTATCTTCATGGCGCAAAGATAAAATTAAATGTTCAAAAACGCAAAATAAAGTAACTATTTAGCATTAAGCGGTAATTCCCAACGGTTTTACCGCTTTTTTTATGTTAACAGAATATGGAAGAAGATAAGTTGAACATATTGCTTGAGCAGGCTGATGATGTGCCTCACTGGTATTTCTGCCGTTTACTTGCTGTGATGCGATGGAACGTATAGAGAGGTTCATTTATAGACTGATACCCTTTGTCGTGTTGGCAAGGGTGATATCGTTGTGCCTGTAATTCCCGTTTTTTCTACCCCCAAAAAGATTAAAGAAAGACTAAGGATATTTCCCCTAGTTTTATAAGAGTTCGCATTTGAAAGCCCCTAAATCTTTAGTTTAGCGGTAATTCACTCTATAACCAAATAATAAACCTCTCTATCAGCGTCTGAACAAGTGAATGTCGGCTCATCGAAGAAGTTCATGTTTAAATGTGCTTTAATAAATTTGTCCTTCCCGTCAGAATCCAACAGCATCAATGTTTTGTCTACTGTTTCAAGTTGTTTCTCTGACATATACGACTTCCAATAGTCAGCACGTGATTCATATCCTTCACAAGGTTGGCTTGAATAATATTCAAGTTCTGATACTATATCACCGACCTTCATTTCTTGCACTTCGTTTTCGTTTCCTGAATATCCGAAATAGAACCAATATATTTTCTTCCCTTTCAGTTTCTTGGCTTCTTCAACTGTTAGAACCTTTGCTTCTCCGTTCTCTATTCTATGTATAAATTCGTTCGTTTTCATAAGCTTTATTTTAATTGTCTGCAAAATTATTGTTTATCTCTCTTTAATTCGTTTTATGAGGTATGTTTTAAAGCATATTTTGCGCATATTCAGCACGCCTATTAATCTTAGTCCGTAGGGCAGTTAGACGATTCCGGGTAAAGGGCAGCCCGGTCTTTGTCAAAATACCCCTTGCGTTCAACCGTTCTACTACCTTGTCAATGTCTTGCGGAGTATTGCACCCCTCCAACATTGCGGCTATCATGTTGTTTTTTTCATCGTTCATCGCTTCTTTCCTCCGCTTCTCCCCGTTCACCTTACCGCCTTTCGCCTGCCCGGATGTGCTGCCGCCCAATGATGTGCACCAGTTGCCGGACTTGGAGTAAAAGCCGCCTTCCTCTTTTATCTGTTTTTGTCTTTGATTCAGTGCATCTGTTGTTCGCTTAGATATTAATTCCCTTTCATATTGCGCAACTGCCGCAAACACACCGAGAATGATTGTGTTTACTGCTGGCATATCAACAAAGTAAATATCTATTCCTGTATTGATTATTTTAAAGGTAAATTCGACATCTCTTGCTAATCTGTCGAGTTTCGCTACTAAAAGCGTTGTTTTGTTCGTCTTGCAATATTCTATTGCTTGCCAAAGTCCGGGTCTGTCTCTGTGCGTACCGCTTTCAATGTCTTGGAAAGTTTCTACTATTTCACCGTTTACAGACTTCACGTAATCACGGTTTATTTCTTGCTGTGCGGCTAATCCTAAACCGGAATTTCCCTGCCGCTTTGTCGATACTCTTATATATTCACAATACTTTTTCATAATCATCTTTGTATTTAAGTTTGAATCCTTTTGTTTGTTTAGAACCTCTATAACCTGTACATACAGCAACTATCCTAACTCTTGAAACTCCTATTTCTCTTGCTGCATCATACGTTGAACGAAATTCTTTTATAAAATCCCCGTTGAGGTTAAACATCAATACTGGTCTTTCTGAATTTTTAGAACCGTTTTTTGTCCTATTAATTACATTTCTGTACCTTGCTCCATTATATGTTGCATTATACGAATAATCACACCATTCAAGATTTGAAACATTGTTATTTCGTTTGTTTTCATCCTTATGGTTTACACAAGGCGATCCTTTTGGATTCGGTATAAATGTTTCTGCAACAATCCTATGAACCATACACGTTTTGTTAGTGTTTTCTACATGTAATGCAAAAGATAAATAAGGGTGTTTATTGTCATAGTGTAATTTAAGCACCCTGCCCTTTTTCAGATACGAATTTACACTAGTAGTTATTATTCTATCCTTGCTCCTCACCCTACCTAAATTGCTAACTTGATAATATTCTTCAAATCCTGCAATATCTTTCCAAATTTCCATTTCGTTAGATTCAGTGTTTTGGTTGATTTTAGTTTGTTTTTCTTTCATAATTCAAATGTTTTAGTTAGTAATAGTTCCGCCCATGGAACTTGCACCACTTGCAAGGCGTTGAACCTTTGGCGGATAATTCGGATTAAAAACCGTTATTTCCTGTCATTTCCTTCATGCAACCCACTATAAGCCATACAATAACGCATATAAAAAACATAATCGCTCCTCCTTTATTTAATTATTCGTTTTTAATATCCTTTTTCCACAATCCCGGCAGCCGTATTACTGCCGGGGTGTCATAAGATGATATGTTGGCAAAAAGCCCCAACGTACGTCTATGCTAACATGTGGCAATATATTTCATTATCTTAACTCTCTAAATGAAACCGTTTCAAAATCACTCTTAATAATCTCTATCTGTACAGGCTTCACAAATCGGTTTAACTCCTTGCGAATATTCTTCATTTGTTCAAATGATACGGTTACAATGTTACCCGCAACTAACAAGTTGCGCAAAATGTTGTCTAATTCTTCTCTCTTCATGATTTAATGTTTTTAA